CAGCGTCAGGACATCATTGCCGGGGGCGGCAAGGCATACCGAAGCTTCGGCCATGCGCCTACCTCTAGCTGGGTGCGCAACGCCGATCTGGACGTTGCCGAGCCTGCGCCGGAGGTGTTCGAAGAGGCCGGGCCGCGCGCCTTTCAGGCTGACCCGACTAAGGTCACCTACCTCAACCTCGTCCAGGCATACGACTACCTCAACGCCGAGCTATGGAGCGGGCGCCTGCCGACATGCCTCGTCACCCTGCAGCGCAAGGCGAACACGCGGGGCTATTTCGCCGGGGCGCGTTTTGTGACGCGCAACGGCCAGACTTTCTGCGACGAGATCGCCTTGAACCCCTCGACCTTCAAGGAGCGGGACACGCGCTGCATCCTGTCGACCCTGGCGCACGAGATGGCGCACCTCGACCAGCATCACAACGGCAAGCCGGGGAAGGGCGGCTACCACAACGAGGGCTGGGTCGAGATTATGCTGCGGATCGGCCTCAAGCCGGTCTCGATCGACAAGCCCGGCAAGATGACCGGCAACAAGGTCACGCATGAGATCGAGCACGGTGGCGTCTTCGATATCGTCTGCCGCAAGCTTCTCAGGCAGGGTATCGCGATCGACTACGTCGAGGCGTGGAGCGACGAGGGCAAGGCCAAGGCGGCGAAGAAGCTCAAGGTGAAGTACACCTGTCAGTCTTGCGGGCTGAACGCTTGGGCCAAGCCGGATGTCCGCTTCATCTGCGCCGAGTGTGACGAGCCCATGGACCCAGAAGGCGCTTGACACTGTCGCACGATCTGCTACAAATGAGGGCGGGGCGATCCCGCCCTTTTCCTTTCTCCAACCTGAACGAGCCCGAAATGACCATCCCTCTGCCAAAGCGCCAAGGTGAGTTTGCCGTCTACGAAAACGAGCGCACAGGCGTGCGCTTCCATATCGAAAAAACCAGCCAGCGCGGCCTGTATGGCGTCGAGAACATTACCGACGGCTACTCCATTTGCCCGCGCACCCTCTTTCAGCTTCAGCGGTTCGTGGCGAAGCACGCCCTCGTTTTCGTGGAGCTTGGCCGATGACCATCTCAGTGATCAAGGAAGGCGACCTCTGGATCGTACGATCCGCCTACGAGGACAAGGACGTCGTCAAGGCCGCCGGATGCCGCTGGAACCCCACGGCGAAGCACTGGTGGACCGACAAGCCCGAGGTGGCGGCCAAGCTGGCCCGAGGCGACGCTGCGGCTGTTGCGGCCATCAATGCTGCCCGCCAGGAAGCCCACCAGCGGGCGCAGGCGGCCGTGCAGGCCTCCCGCGCTACTGACGCCGCCATCGACCTCCCCGTGCCTTCAGGTCTCGCCTACAAGCCCTACCAGAGGGCCGGGATAGCGTTCGCCCTCGACCGAGCGAACGTCCTATTCGGCGACGAGATGGGACTTGGCAAGACCATCCAAGGGATCGGCGTCGTCAATGCTGACCCAACGGTCAAGAGTGTCCTGATCGTCTGCCCGGCAGGCATCAAGCTCAATTGGGCGCGCGAGTGCCGGAAGTGGCTGGTGCGCTCGATGTCAGTCGGCGTCGCCAACGGCGGCCTGCCAGCGACCGACGTCGTCATCGTCAATTATGACGTGCTCCTGAAGCACGCGGCCGACATCCGCGCGCGAACCTGGGACGCCGTCATCCTCGACGAAGTTCACTACGCCAAAAACAAGAAGGCCCAGCGGACCCAGGCGCTCTTCGGGCAGTGGGACAAGGCTGCGCGCCGCTGGGCGATCGAGCCGCTCAAGCCGCGCCGCTGGATCGCGATGACCGGCACTCCAATCCTTAATCGCCCGAAGGAACTGTGGACCTTGGTTCACGCCTTTGATCGGCAGGGGCTGGGCAAGGATTGGATGAATTTCCATGTCCGCTACTGCGCAGGCCATCATGATCGCTACGGCTTTAAGGCGGACGGCGCCTCCAACCTCGATGAGCTGAACACCAAGCTTCGCTCGTCGTTCATGGTCCGCCGGTTGAAGCGCGATGTCTTGACTGACCTTCCGCCGAAAGTCCGACAAGTGATCGTTCTGGAGCCCTCTGCGAGCGCACTAGCTGTGATCAAGCGCGAGAAGGCCTTGATCGAGCGTGTGACCGAGGCGCGCGCTCTGGTGGGCGCTGCGAGCGACGACGAGGCTGCTTATCAGGCGGCGGTCAAGGCGCTTGAAGACGCCAGCGACGCAGCCTTCACCGAAATCTCCAAACTGCGGCACGAGGTCGCGCTCGCCAAGCTCCCCCAGGTGATCGAGCATTGCCTCGACGTTCTGGAGGGCGGCGTCGAGAAGATCGTTGTCTGGGCGCACCACCGCGACGTCGTCGAGGGTCTGCGCGATGCGTTGGCGGCGTTCGGCCCGGTGGCGATCTACGGCGATATGAGCCCGGCGCAGGCGCAGGGTTGCGTCGATCGTTTCCAGACCGACGCCGCCTGCCGCGTGGCGGTTTGCTCGATCAAAAAGGCAGGCGTTGGTTTCACCATGACCGCAGCTTCGCACGAGGTCTTCGCTGAGCGCGATTGGACCCCAGGCTGGGTCAATCAAGCCGAGGACCGATGCCACCGCATCGGTCAGACCGACTCGGTCCTGATCCAACATATCGTCCTCGACGGCTCGCTCGATGCGGGCATGACGCAGATGATGGTCGCCAAGCAGGAAGTGGCTGACGCCGCGCTCGACCACCAGGGCGCAGCGGTCGAGGCTCCCAAGCCGCTGGTCGCGCCCATCCCTGCGCCACAGAAGCCCGCTGGGGGCAATGGCGCGGCTGGGCCGGATGATCTAACCCCAGAGCAAGTCAAGGCTGTCCACGAGGCTCTGAGGATCGTCTCAGGCCTATGCGACGGCGCGCAAGCGCTCGATGGCCATGGCTTCAACAAGCTCGACACTGGCTTTGGCCATGACTTGGCCAGCCGGTCGAGCCTGACCCAGAAGCAGGCCAAGTACGGCCGCACGCTGGCTATCAAGTACGGGCGGCAGATTCCGGCCGAGCTTCTGGCGGTCGTGAAAGGAGGTGCGCGATGAGCGCGCCTCTCTGCCGCTGCTGCGGCAAGCCGATCGCCAAGAAGTCGCGGCTTGTCTGGCTCGTCGCCGGGCGCCCGCTGACCAAGGCCGAAAAACACTGCGCCCCTGAGATCGGCCGCTATGTCGCGGTCGATAGCCTGCCGCGTTCGCGCGAGGAGTGCCAGAAATTCGCCAACGGCGCGGTGCTGTCGATCTCTCGCACTAAAGCGTATTGGGGCACCGCTGATCGCGGCGGGCTCGATACATTCACCGAGTGGGACGGGGTGAGCTACGGCGATCCGTATTTCTGCAAGGGGGCATGCGCCAAGGCGTTCGGTTACGCGGCGGCCCAGAGGGAGGCCGCACAATGAGCGAACTGGAGCGTTTGGCCAAGCTTGTCGCGATCGAGGCGCCTGAGAGCGAAAGCCTTCATGCTTTGGCCGCCAAAATTCCTTGGTCGACTGTGACGCACATCCGCGTCGAACTGGAGCGACAGGGCTTCGATTGGCGACGAGCGACACGGCATCGCATAGCGCTTGAGGAGGTTCAGCAATACGAGAGGCTGTACGGCCAAGCTGTCAGAAACGGGCGAGCGGAGGACATGAAGTTGTATGCCGCGCGTCTTGACGCCGCCCGAGAACGCTTGGGGCAATTCAAATGAGCGAGTGGCTGGACATGCGACGGCTCGACGGCATCTGCAACGCCCTCGGCATCCGCTACGAGGACATCACTGTCGAAAGCAACGAGAGCGCCCCTGACGGCTACGGCTATGGGGCGTGGATCAAAGATTACGAACTGGGCTGCAAAGTCGGCACCGGCCGCACGCCCGAGGCGGCGATCGAGGATTTGCTCGACCAGTTAGGGAGCGATTGACGTGGCCAGATTTTTTGAACCGACGCCCAAGCAAATCAAGGGGTGGGCGAAATGGGCGGCCAAGCGTCCGCCTGTGATCCAAGCGCTCTGCGCTCGCTTCGATCCTTGGACGCTCTACTCGCTGAACGGGCAGCGCGTCCATGTTCTGGGCTTCAACGAGGACGGGACCGTAACCGTCGCCGTGACCGGCGAGTTCAACCTCGTGACGTTCGACCGCCGAGTGTTCGGCGTGGACCCCGACAACCTGACTGAGTGCGACTTGCCCGACAAGGACGAGCCGCTGGGGACTTTGATCGCGCATCCCACCGAGGAAGATTTCGCCGCGATCCGCGAAGCGATGGGGATCAGACACAAGCACGAGGTGAACTGATGACTGCGCGCTGCATCAAATGCAGGGCCAAGATCGGGGAAGGCCCGCTCTGCGCCGACTGCGCGACGCGCGTGGCCAACCTCCTGAAGCGCAGGCCGCAGAGGCGCGACTATTACCGGCACGAGCCGAGGCAGGAGCCGCCAATCACCCTGCCAACGGTGCGGTTCGGCAAGACCAACAAAGGAGACGCGCGATGACGGGCTTTCTCGGCTTCATGGCCGGACTCGGTGTAGCGTACTTGATCACCCGCTATCTTGTGCGCATCGGCTACTTCGTCAAATGGGGCAAGCCCGATCCGCAGCGTTGCCCGCACGGGTTCCCGGAACGCGAGGACTGTCCCGTTTGCTCTCACTAAGCCCCCTTACACCCATCCTGGCCAGGGGGGTACGTTCGCGTCAGCGGGAGCGGCAGCATCCGGATAGGTAATCGGCGGCGTCTTCAGCGCGCGCCGTGGCGCCTACAAGCCCATCCTCGGAGCCCTGGCCAGGGTCTTCGTCATCTCCGCGAAGGATGGGAAACTGCCGCACTAATTGTTGGAGTCGAACGATGACCGATCCTCTCACCAACCTGCTCGACGCGGCCGAGGCCCATGCGAGAGGGATTCTGATCGGCACCGCCGAGGAACTGATCCCGGTCTTCATGCTGCAGGACGGCGCGGATCAGGGTTACCTCGTGGCGACGCCGTTCGTTGGCGAGAACGCCAACGAGGTCACCCACGTCAAAGACGCCGTAGCGTACGCAGTGCGCCGCATGATCAAGGCAAAGAAGATCGTCCGCTACTCGTTTCTCAGCGAGGCTTGGATGATCGTACGATCGCGCGAATGGCAGGAAGGTGACGGGCCGACGCCGAGCGAGGCTGAAGATCGGATCGAGGTGGTGATGGCGATCGCCACTGACGGCGTCGATTATCAAGCGCGCCGTTGGCGGATCAAGCGCGACGGGCGGACATGCGCCGATCTCGTCCTCGACAGCATGGATGACGAGAAAGGGCCCGGTGGCGGCCGGTTCGATCACCTCCTGACGCCCGACACGCACTGAACCTCACGGCCTCGCCAACTGGCGCACCAGAACGCGGGTGGTTTGAGCTTGGGAAAGGCCATGGATCACGGTGTCGATCGGCGCCACAGCGGGCTCGATCACCTCGCCATTAGGCTCGACCACCTTGTCGCCGGGAGGAACGACGATGGGAGTGGCTGGCCCGACTGGCCCAAGGCTCCCGGACCAGCTACAGCCGGAAAGAAGCGCCATCATCGTCATGGCCAGCACTCGGCTCATATCACGCGGTCATTTTCAGCGGGTTGCCCCATTGGGTCCAGCCAGCGCGCGGCTCGCCAGGGAATAACTCCAGTCGGGGACCGCCGCAATAGCTCTCGATCCGTTCGTAAATCTCGGGGGGCTTGCGCGAGTGCTCGCGAACCGGCGACAGGATGATTTCGCGCACGTCCTTGGCGATCCGCTTAGGGCGGCCTTTCTTCGCCAAAAGGACATATTCAGCGTTGTGCCGTGTGGTGTACCCGAGGCCCGTGTGGAGGTCGTCGAGCGAATAGAACAGACGGCTGGCCGAATTGGGCTTGAGCTTCACCCAGACGAAGCCCATCGCAGAATATTTGAACCGCCAGTGGGACATCACCTGGACCGCTTGGATCAGGTTGGGCCCGGTCGCCCACATGAACAGGTGGCAGTCCTGGGCTGCGATGTCGTGGACGGGAATCTCCATGATCTCGTCGAGCGACATCGTCGGGTAGTGGCGGCGCGCGTTGCGTCCCGGCTTGGCGGCGGAATTGCTCTGGAACCGCCATGGCGGATCGACCAGGATCGTCGGCCAACCGCCGTCGATCGTCGGGAGCGGGGTCATTTTATCGCCTTGGTCCGATCACGCTGTTGACATGCTCGCGAATCGATGGAATAGTCGCACCTAACGCGACATGGAGCAAGCCAGACACAGCATCGTAATGGATGTGTGGTCTTGTCAACGAATGGGCGGCGCCGACCCAATCGGCCAAAGCGAAGAAAGTAGAAGGGTGACAGAAATGCTGAAAAAATTCTTGCTATCCACGGCGCTGGCGGGCGCTCTGGCGGCTCCGGCTTCGGCCGCCAACATCGCTCTGACGATGTGGACGAACCCGCTCGATATCGTCACTGAGACCGGCGTCGGCTCGGTCGATGTCGGCCCGCAGAACCTCGACGGCGTCACGGTCACATTGACCACCGGCAACCGGCTCACCAACCCGAACGGGCTCAACGAAGCCAACATCAACATCGACAACACCAACAAGGTTGCCGAGACGCTTAACATCATCGTTGGCGCCAACAATTACCTCGGCCACAACGATGAGTTCAAACTCAGCGGCACCATCATCACTACGGGCGGCTCTGCCGAATTGCTGGGCTCCTACTTCGTTGATGGGCTGGACACGCTGAACGGCCAGTCCACCAGCGTCGTCGGCACCGACATCCGCAACTTCGACAGCTTGCTGCTCACTGGTCCCGACAGCTTCTCGTTCAACGGCTTCGGCGCCGACAACGTGGTTGGTCCGTTCGGGCTGGCCGAGAGGCTGACCCTGACCCTCCAGCCGGGAGCTTCGGTTGGCGTGCAGGGCGTCGCCATGATCGGGGTGCCGGAGCCGCGCACCTGGGCCCTTTCCCTGATTGGGTTTGGTCTCCTTGGAGCAGTGGGCTTTAAGCGGGCTCGCGCTCAGCGTTACGCGATCTGATCCGCAAGGGATCGGATGGTAGGGGAGCGGGCGAAATAGCTTAGATGCGAAAAGCTCGCTCCCCGTTCAACCAGTTCGTGCGGGGCATGCAGAAAGATTCTGACGCCCCAAACGATGAAGGGGCGGGCGTTCCCCCAGGTGCGCTCGCCCCTGATTTTCTCTCCAACCACGGGGATATTTCACATGAAAAGGCTACTTCTCTCGGCAGCGCTGTGCGCGCTCGCCCTCCCGGCCTACGCCAAGGTCTGCGGCTCGGCCAATGGCACCGACGCATCC